GCGGCACATGAATTTGTCGTTCAGTGTGTTGGAAAGTTAAAGAGATTTGAGTTTAACAGCTTTTTCTCGAGTACTGTCCGCCCTGAAGCTTTTAGCGACTCTGTTGAGTTCGTTTTTGCTCGCTTACATTCTTTGGCAGGAGGAGAGTTCCTCACCTCTTTGCGCAACATTATAGTTGGGGCCTACGCCATGAAATTTGGGAAGAAAGGTTTCTTTAAAACTATAATTGCATACGTTGGAAGTGTTCCAACTATGTCTTTGTTGGATTTTGTTCCCTATGTCGGTAAAGTCATTGTTGACTGTATCCGATTTGTGGAGGCATTGATTGCAGGGGTCCCAGTTGGGGACTACTTGTTTTCTCAAGATCCTGTCCAATCGGTAATTGAAGACTCGCAACTTCTTCTTCAGAAGGAAGGATATACCTACTCAGGTTTACCTGTTGAGGGTCTTATGGAGCGTACTGAATACTTTACCCATGCCTGCGATCTTTATGATCGGGTTGTGGCTCTGGAAAAGATATCAGCTTATTGCTCCCCGAAGCGGAGACAGCTTTCAGAAATAAAACTGAAGCTATCTGCAACCAAAATAAATATGACTTCGGCCCTTCGAGCCGAGGATCGTATGGTTCCCTTTGGATGGATTCTTTGTGGCCCCCCAGGCTCAGGGAAGTCCAAAATTATGCCCTTTGTTAATGAAGGGATTGATCAGGTAGTAGGCCGCCCCTATACGGAGCGTGCTACTTATTGCCGACCTCGATCTTCTCCATTCTTTACGGGCTATGTTCCCCTTGCCCATCCCCGGATTTATATCTCAGAACTTTGTGATGAGTCCGTGGAAATGGCAAGGAGTAACATGAACGAGCAATTGAGCACTATGCTCTCCTTGCTAGACTCTGCACCTTTTCCGTGTGATATGGCTGAGGTAGAGAATAAAGGCAAGGTTTATGCTTGTCCTGAAGTGGTGTTTGCGGACACAAACAATCCTGGATTACACGCCAAAATTCAAAAACATGCTCCTGCGGCTCTTTTGCGTAGGTTCACTTTTATGGAGGTGAGCGTTAAACCAGAATTTCGTGTATTGGGGGGTGAATCCCTCGATTCCTCAAAATCGCTTGCGGCAGGTGGGGATATTTTGGATCGCTATCATATAACGATTTACCAAATGATCCCTCTTAGCAACACTGAAAGTCAAAAGAAAATCATCCTTTCTCGAGGAAGTATCTATGATGCTCGTGATGTTATGGCTCAATTGTTTCGAGACCACCTTCTCACCAATTCAGAGGTGCGGCGGAGGGCTGCAGAGGCTGGAAATCGACCGGCTCCTGTCCCTCAGCCTCCAGTGAATGATGAGACAGAATCTCAAAGAGCAATAGATCTATTATTTGATCAGATAGACGAATTTGTTTCCGATGAAGAGGAAGATTCTTCCCTTGAGGATCCGATTCGTACTGAATCTTTGAAAATGCCTGATTTATCTATGGCAGAGGATTATACTAATGCCCAGAAAATTGTTATGTTTGCCAAGAGTGGATTCTTTACCGCTCGCGATTGGGGACTCAATCTTCTGTGCAATTTCCTCCTTCCAGGAATAATATATCTTTTATGTGCATCAGTTCGCTACCAATTATCCGGAATCGCCTCATGTGTCTTTTGGTACTTAGGCTATCTCGGGTATGGGACAACTATCTGTTTCATAGTGGGAAACTTGGCCGGAATGTCATTCCTTCCAGTTACCTCACGATTGATAAGATTATGCACTTTCTGGAGAGCAGAATTGTCCAGTGTTTTGGCTATCCCGTCAAACTATGGAATTTCGATTCTCGTCTTTACCAGCTTAAAGAGATAGTATTCTTCTTTGCTGCTCTTCATTTGAGCTATAAGTGGTATAAATACTGGAAACCTGTAAAACCACAGTCGCGGAGCACATTTGTTGTTGAATCCGACTACAATCCTAAGATCAATGATCAAGAGGACAAGTTTGGATGCGAGAGTGAGATCCGAAAAGTGGTTGTTAATAGAGAAAACATGAAAATTTGGAACACTAGAGAGGTCGTTCCTCTTGATTCAAAATGTTTCAATAATAGTTCGGATATAATGAATACCATCAATCGAAATCTCTATGAGGTTCAGGTAAGATGGGAGAATCCGGAGTATAATTCCAAAGGACTCCCTATGTGGGATCATACCCATATTTTAGGAATCTATGGAGATGTTGCTCTAATTAACTTGCATGTTTTCAAAACTGGGAGAGATTCGTTTGAGATCTTGCGTCCTATCGCCAGAGGGGCATCTAACCCTAAGATGGCGGTGACGAAGGTTGCTAGATCTCAAATTCAGAGAATTGCTGACGACATCGGGGTCATCCGAATGAATGCCGTTATATTTACTGATATTAGAAATTACTTTCTCAGTGGTCCTACTTCGGAGACCATTCTTGAAGCAAATGTTGCGGGATATCTTACGTCTTGCTGTTTTGGATCTTATCCAAAAACTATCCAGCCGGACGAATTAAATCCTAGCACTCACTTCATAATCTCCGATTACTGGGAGTACAAGTGGCCTGATCACGAACCAGGTGCTTGTGGAACTCCGGTATTTGCTAAGTGTGGAGGAGGAACAATAGTAGTGGGAATCCATTCCGCTGCTCAAGACTTCTCCCACCTTTGCTACGCACCCTCCATTACTCAGCTTCACTTTGAACGAATTGAGACTGGAGGGCTCATGGATCTCTTCTCTTTTCCGAAGACAATCCCGGAGTCTACTGTTGCTCCTTCTAAGCACTCACCTTTTAGGTTTGAAAATTTGGGAGGCCTTATTTACTTCGGAGCTGTGCCCGGAGTTAAAGTTTTCCCAAACCAGAGGAGCAAAGTAATAAAAACTCCTTTCTCCAAGTTAGCCCGCGAGCAATATGATTGCCCTCTTGTGGATGGACAAGGTAGAGAGCTCTTTGGAGCTCCTCCTATGAGACATTTCACAAAAAATGGGGTATATTATAATCCTTACAACATAGCATTGAAGAAACTTTCCCATAACAAGCCTGGTCTTGACCGACAAGTTTTGGAGAAGATCTCTGATATTTTGGTTGAAAGATTTTCCGCTGGCCTTGGAAAAGTGTCTCCCATTACTGTGGAGTGTGCTATCAACGGTATTAGAGACGATTGTATCGCTCGCCGTATGAATGCAAATACTTCAGGGGGATTTGGTTTTGAAGGGAAAAAGAGAGACTGGCTACCCATCGTGGAGGAGTTAGATGACTATCTCAAGAGAGAACCTATTGAGGAGCTTAAAAAGAGACTTAATCATTTACTTGACTCCTATATGTCAGGGGAAATCCAATGCTTTATTTACAAAGCACATTTAAAGGATGAACCTCGACTAGAGGAGAAAAACCGCGAAGGGAAAACCAGAGTGTTCTACATTACCCCTATAGATGCGCTCATTCTTCAGAGGATGTTTCTTTACCCACTGTATAACAGAATGATTGATAATCAAACACTTTTCTGTTCTGCAGTTGGGATTGATATGCATCGAGGTGCACAGGATTTGGTCTTAAAACTTAACTCCTTTTCCAAATATTACTTGGAGTGGGATTATAGTAGTTATGATCAGACTATGCCATTCGAAATTCGATTGACTACAGCGACTATTGTTGCTCGTACTCTTGAAGAGTGCGGATACAACGATCGTGCTATGAAGATCGTAAAGGGTCTCCTAACTGACGGCCTGTTTCCTATGGTTCTAATGTTGGGCGACTTGCTTATGGCATTAGGTCTCCAACCTTCAGGGAAAGCTGCTACCGCGGAAGATAACGGAATTTCCGGGGTTGTGAACATAATGTACTACTGGTATACTCATCCAAAATTGAAGGATCTTGACTTTTTCCAGTATGTCAAACCTGTTGTGTATGGAGACGATCTTCTCGCAGCAATTAAGAAGGAGATGTTGAAATTTCTTAACAACATTCTCTTTCAGGACTTTGCGCGAGATGTTTTGGGCATGAAAGTTACTCCAGCCCAGAAGAACCAGGAGTTTGCCAAATCTCTGAGCTTAAAGGACGTATCTTTTCTGAAAAGAAAGTTCGTCTTTTCAAGGGTTCTTGAGAGATGGGTGGCTCCCTTAGATATACAGTCGGTTACTCGGATGTGTACCTACTACATTCCTTCCAAGAGTGTTTCGGAAACTACTCAATTTATTGATATTGTTACCTCTTCTCTTTGGGAATGGTTTTTCCACTGTAAGACTAATCTCGACTATGATAAAGTTAGAGACAAGTGGATCGAGGCTTTGTGCGGGCGATATGCTATTGACCCCGACCACCTCGAAGTAAGTCTTCCTACGTTTAATCAATTGATTGAACGACTGAGTATTGAGGATCATTCAGTTAAACCAGAATCCTCACTCTCGACGGTTGGTACGACCTATCGAGATGAAACCCAGTACGCTACTTTACTTTTAGCAGAATACTACCAACAGCTCGAAGACCTTCTCAAAAGTCCTGTCGAGCCCGATGTGTTTGGAGATACTCCAATTCGCATCCTTCGTAAGCAGCTTGCTTATCTTTCTTATCCTCATTTACGACCTAAGTATCTTGCCCGGGTTCGTTATTTGAACAAGATAGAAGATTTAAAAGCTACTATCACTCTTCTGGAGGAGCGTGAAGTTCCAAAAGTCGAGCATTTCACGATCCGACCTGAATCTGGAAACACTGGAATGATGACTGATACCGCTTCGGCGGTACATGTCAATGAGAATGTCCAAGACTATCTGGGATCTACCCAGAATGTAGTGGATCATTCTACTCCTACTGTATCTGACCAAGGTCAGCGTGAGATTTTAGGGATTGATGATTTCTTTCGTCGTCCTATTAAGATAGCTGATGGAAACTTAACTATAGGCTCTCATTTGACAGCCGAGCATCCGGTGTGGGATTTGTATACATTGAATCCGGCAGTCCGAGCTAAGTTACGTAACTATGCCTATTTACGTGGAGAGTTACATTTGAGAATTTCTCTCACTGGTACTCCATTTAATTATGGCAAAGTCCTTTTTAGCTACCAGCCTCAACCGTTGCGAAATCAAACACTCCAAAATATCGTTGCTTATCCGAATACTGAGATTCTTAGAAATTATCTGAGCCAGTCTCCGGATGCTGCGGTGTTGGACGTGTGTGAAAATGCCCCGGTTGAGATGACTTGCCCGTTTATCTGTCATAAGGAAATGGGCAATCTGTATAACAATTCTGCAACTGTTATTACAGACACCACTGCGTTTGAGGACTTCGAGGAGTTTGGATCTCTTTTCCTAGCCACTTTGAATGTTCCTCGCAGTGCATCAGATGGTGATGAACCGATCCGTTATTACATCTATGCTTGGATGGAAAACGTAGAGCTCGGTACCACCACTGGTACTCATTTGGCGATTAGGACGGAATCTTCCTCAGAACCTCCAAGAGATTTCAGGATTCGTCCTGAGTCTGGAGCAGATGAGAGAGATACCGGTCCAGTTGAAAATTTCGCAAGTGGTGCCGAAGAAATTTCGGGAGCCTTGAAAGACATTCCTGTTATTGGAACAGTCGCTAAAGCCTCTGAGATTGGTTTCGGTGCTCTTAAGAAGGTGGCTTCCATCTTTGGATGGGCGCGACCCGTTTTAACGCACGACGCAACGCTTGTGAAAAATATGCCTTTTCAGAACAGTGCTCTTACCATAGGCTCGGAGACCAACTATCGGTTGGTTCTCGACCCTAAGCAGGAGCTTACTGTAGCGCCCCGTATCTTTGGAGAAGAACAGGATGTGATGTCTTTGGAGTACATTGCTAGCACCAAGAGCTTCCTTACCACCTTTACGTGGGCGGTTACTGATAATCCCAATGAGTATATTTGGTACAGCGCTGTGACTCCCGACCTAAGATCGACTGAGTCGATTACAGGAGGGATTATTTCACAGCCTACGCCTATGGCTTTTGCTCTTCGTCCCTTCGATAGTTGGCGAGCTGATATTGTTTTTACTTTTCAGATAGCCTGCTCGAAGTTTCATCGAGGAAAGCTGATGTTTGTTTATGAACCGAATAATAGTCAAGGATCACTGATCGCTGCCTCCGAGTTTGGACTGAACAGACAGTACGTAAAAATCATTGATATTCAAGAGACTCAAGAAATTTCTTTCTGTGTGAAATGGGCCCACTACCGAGCTTGGTGTGAGCATCGCGCAGAGAATTCTTTAACTGTCCCTGGGATGTATGGATCGAGTTACAACACTGCAGCCTCCTATTCGAACGGAATGAACGGAATCATTTTCGTCGCTCCATTCAATGGGCTCGTCTCTCCGGATGCTGCTGATATTGATCTCGAGATCAATGTATACGTACATGCCGAGAATTTCAAGGTTAATCGCTATACTGGGCGACACATGGAGTATCAAACTGATGTAGCAGAAATGCTACTGATGGAAAATACCCCAATTAAACCTGAATCTCGATTGGGCTCGTCGCTGTCGAGTCAAGATGTGGAGTGTGTCGTGATGAACGATTCTACTGCCACCACACAAGAGATTTCCCAAGACCACTACGGCGAACAGCCTGTATCTTTTCGCTCCTTGTTAAAGAGGTACGATCGGTACGGCGTCGTAAGAGATAGTCTTAATGGGACTGAATCACTAGGATATCTGACTATGAGAAATCAGATTATGCCTTATGTTGATTACTCTTCCACCTCAGAACGGCATAATATGTTCAATTACGTTCGACGCGCATATGTTGGAATGCGAGGAAGTATCCGTCATCGGTACAACTTCATAACCAACGCAACTCAACAGAGCAATTATCCCGTTGCAATTTCTCTTAGTGAGGATAACAGCAGCACTTACACTCAGTCACTTGTGACAGAGGGAAGTGCTTATGGTAATTCCTACGAAGATAGTATGTGCCGACCCGATGGAACAGCTCTATTCGTGTTGGACACTAATGCAGGTGTGGAAGTTGAGTATCCTTTCTATTCTAGAAACTTGTTCCACTACGCCTTCGCTTCTGATGACGTCGGATCTAATCCTGGCGGTAAACAGAATATGGAGACGTCTTGGTGCAAAACTGGAGATGTTACTTATATCCAGATATCTAAGACAGGATCTCAATCTTTTCAACTAATGGTTGACATGGCAATCGGAGAAGATTTCTCCTTTTACCGTTTTCAGGGAACTCAATTTGAGGTCCTTGAAGATGCC